AAGCCCGGTACATCCAAGACCTGGCTGTTAAGTACGGACTCGATGTCTCGCAGATCTCGACCGCTCAAAAGCAGCCGATAGCCCCAGAGCCGGCCGCTGCCGCTCTCGAGCAGCCGCCTTCCGAAGAGATGCCCGAGCCGATCCCGGCCGAGCCCATCGAAGAGGTGGTTGCGGTGCTCGAGCCCAAGAAGCGGAAAACCAGAGCCAAGAAAACCGAATGACTAAAGTGACCAACTGGCTTTCCTACAGCCCCCGAGCCTCGGTCCATGAACCGGCGGTGCTCCAGATATTCGACCAGATCGGCGAGGACTGGTTCGGTGGTTCAGGCATTTCTGCTAAGGCATTCTCCGATGCTCTCCAGTCTGTAGGCCCCGGCCCCCTGGTGGTCGAGATCAACAGCCCCGGCGGCAACGTCTGGGACGGCCTGGCCATCTACAATATGCTGCGAGGCCGGCAGGCGCCGGTGACAACCCGGGTGGTCGGCATCGCTGCCTCGATTGCTTCCGTCATAGCTCTTGCAGGTGACAGCATCGAGATGGCCGAGGCCTCGCTGTTCATGATCCATGACCCGTCTGGAATGGTGGCAGGCACCTCAGACGATATGCGGAAGATGGCCAACGCCCTCGACCAGCACGCGGAGATCCTGGCCGGCATCTACACCAAGCGCACCGGCAAGACCTCAGCTCAGATCCGCGCGGCAATGACCGCGGAAACATGGTTCACCGCCCAGGAGGCCATCCAGTTCGGTCTGGCCGACAAGACCACCGAGCAGCTCGCCATGGCCGCCTGCTGGCATCCTCGGGCTGTCACCAAGACCGCCCCCGAGACCGTCCGAAGTAACCTCCGGCGCGGCCTCGAGCAGTATGCCGAAGGCCTGGCCGGTGATGGCCTCGAGAAGCAGACCGTCCTGGACGCCGAGGCCCTGGTGGCCGGTGAGGCGCCCACCGAGGACAAGGTTAGAACAGCCAACGCCTGGTGGGGACGCAACGAGCGCTTCCTCGAGGCCGAAGCCAACACGCCGGCTGACGTGGCTGCCAACCTTTGGGGAGGTGCCGCCGGCCGTGACTGGTTCAAAGCGCTTTATGCCCAGCTCGAAGTCGAGGAGGGCGAAACCACAGACAAAACACTTTCGACCGGCAGCACTAACGCTGCCGACGATGGCGCGACAACCGCGCCGACATCACAGCAGACACCACACAACATGACTGATTCAAACACCGTGGTGGCGGCCGCTCCTAGTGCGCCGACCGCCCTCGACATCGACGCCATCGTCGCCAAGGCCGTGGCCGCTGCCATCAGCGCCAAGACCATCACCGCCGCCCCTGCACCGGAGCCCGTCGCCCCGGTTCGCATCGAGAACCTCGGCAATGCACTGCTCGAGAAGCACAAGGGCTTTCAGGCCGGAAATGACCGCCGCAAGTTCTTGGTAGCCAACCACTCCGAGCTGTTGCGCCAGAGCGCCATCCACGCCCCCCAGAACGCCAACACGTTCGCCTCGGGCCTGGTTGTCGATTATCTCGCCGACGCAGTGATCACCGTGGCCGCCACTCGTTTGGCCCTGGTCTCCGCTTTCAGCCGCAACGTCGGCCTGGACAACCTCCGGCCCCGCGCCTCGGTTCAGGTCAAGAAGTACACCACCGGCACCGCTGCCCAGACCAACCCGACGTCGTGGGAAACCAACAACGATTCGACGCTGGCCGCCACCGCGGTCACCGTAAACCAGATCTCGAAGAACTTCACGGTCAGCCAACAGGAGCTTAACCAGGGCTTTATGCTGTCCGACCTGGCTGCCGGTTCTGCCGACCTGTTTGCCTACGGCATCAGCGACGTGCTGACCGCCCTGATGGTCTCGGGCAACTACGGCACCGCAGTTACTATCGGCACCGCGGCCAACTTCGACACCTCGGATCTGCCTGCGATCCTCGCCCTGGCGAAGAACTACCGCAGCAAGAACCTCATCCTAGACGGTGGCCACATCGCTCGCCTCCAGTTCTCTGCCGCAAGCAACACCTTCCCTGACAGCCGCCTGGAGCTGCTGGCGAACGGCCGGTTCGGCTTCGACGTGGTCGCCGAGAACAACCGCTGGACCTCTGCCGAGGCCAACACCGCCGGCTTCGTCTGCGGCCCTGATGCCATCGCCATCGCCTCCGGCCTCCCGGTCGGCATGATCGCCGGTGAGTTCCTCGAGCAACGCGCCGTCACCACCGCCAACGGCCTGAGCTGCCTGCTCTCCGTCTGGTACAGCCGCGCCTCCCGCGCTCACATGGCGTCTTACGACATCATGTTCGGCGCCGCGGCCGCTGACACGACCCAGGCCGAAGTTCTGGTCACTGCTTAAGGTTACCCATGAGAATCGCCACAACCATCTCGGTGGACCGCAACGACAAGGCTAAGATTGTCGCCGGCCCCGAAGTCGATGCGTCACTCCAGCGCACCGCCTTCAACACCGCGACTATTCCCGAGGGAGGCAAACTGATCCTGTGGATACAGGGCAGTCTGGCACCGAAGATCCGCAAAGGTTAAACAACCAAAACTGGGGAGGCTGTTGGATACGCTGACAGCCTCCCCTTTAACCGAAAAACAATTTTATGGCCGTCCAAGCAGACATTTCGACCGAGTATTCAATGGGCCGCGAGGGCTTTGCGCTGGTCACTAGCACCGCCGCTCAGACCGGCAACTGGTCTGGCTTGATTCCAACCGAGCCGACGGTGTTTACTAGCATCACTGGCTACCAGATCTCTGGCACTTGGACCTCCAAGACCATTCCTGCTGGCTTCCCGCTGGTGGGCAACATCACTGGCTTTCAAATCTCATCCGGTAGCGTTGTGGCTTTCCTCGCTCGCGCCTAATGATCTCAATTGGAACATCAATCAACAGGACGCGATCCTTCAATGGGATCATGCCTGAGCCTCCGATTATGCGGAGGGATGTTCTACAAGAGGACGGCACATTCCTCTTGCAAGAAGATGGAACCAGCAAGCTCGTTATTTCGTATGGCACATTCGACAGCATAGTGCTGGAAGATGGCTCCACATTTTTAACACAAGAAGACTTGGGAAAACTAATCTTAACAGTTTACTGATATGGCAGACGCTAAAATCTCAGCACTAACAAACCTAACGGCAGCCGATGCAATAAATGACATGATCCCGATTGTGGACGTGTCAGATACTCCACCAGCCTCGGGGAATACCAAACGCATCAGCATCAACAATCTGCTCTCATCCTCGCCAACCGCGAGTGGAGCATTGACTGTCACCGGACTCGTTACCGCTGGCTCCGCCACCATCACCGGCGATCTGACGGTGGATACGAGTACGCTGAAGGTTGATTCGACCAACAATCGGGTGGGTATTGGTACGGCGAGTCCTGCGACAGATCTTCACGTTTTTAAATCAAGCGCAACCGACAATGCTCTAATACAGCTTCAGAACGGAACGGCTTCTAGCTACATTGGAACCCGTGGAACAACCTATGGGGCGGTGGATGCTGGTGACACATATGTTTTCAACAGCTCTGGAAATGATATTGTGTTGATGGCCGATAACGCGGCTGGAACGATTAAGTTTGCCGCTGGAGGAAATGCGGAGTCTATGCGCCTTAACACCGCCGGCAATCTAGCGTTCGTAAGCGGCAAAGGCATCGACTTCTCCGCTGTTACCGGCGGAACCGGAACGGCGACTGGGAACGTACTGAACGATTACGAGGAGGGGACGTGGACGATTGGACTGACGTTTGGTGGTGCAAGCGTGGGTTTAACTACAGCCTTAAATACTGGACGATACACAAAGATTGGAAGACAGGTTACTGTTTGCGGCCGTCTTGAACTTTCAAACAAAGGATCGTCTACTGGAGCAGCCGTTATAACCGGACTTCCTTTTACAGTCGCAAGCGGAAACGATTCACAACAAGCAGCCAGTTTCAGGTTTAATGGAGTTTCCTACACTGGATCTTTTCAAGGGTACGGAGGAGTAAGCTCAACATCAATTAATTTGGAGCAAATATCAGAGGCTGGTTCACCTACAGAAATAACTAATTCTAATTTTAATAACGGAACCAGTATTCAGATTAGCTTAACTTACACCGTCTAACCATATGCTAACAGAACGCACTATTTTCTCGCTCTGCGAGGTTCTTCCCAACACGACGCTTCAGGTTCGTCTTGCGGACCAGATCGTCGATGGCGAAGCCGTGAAGGCCTCCACCTTCCGCCGCTACTGTCTCGCTCCCGGCTCTGACCTTACGGGTCAGCCCGAGCAGGTTGTCGCGATTGCCAACGCTGTATGGACTCCTGCCGCTGTCGCAGCCTACGCCGCCGCTCAAACCCCTAGCCCCACCATCCAATGATCGTACCAGTCAATATCGTCGCAGTGCAGGTAAATCAGAACAACTCGCTGTTCGTGACGACCGGCGTTGATTACGACAGCGACGGCGCGGTTGTCGGGTCTGAGATTACCTCGCAGTACACGCTCAATCCCGGTGACTCGCTGGAAGGTCAGCCGGTCGAGGTGGTGAATATTGCGAATGCGCTGTGGACTCCGGCGGTTGTCGCGGCCTACAAAGCGGCGAATCCGGTGGTTGAAGCCGTTCAGCCAACTGAGTAATGGAACCAACGAACAGCAGCACCAGCCCTGGACTCAGCCTAGCAGCAGCGGCAGGTGCCACCGCTGTTTCGTTTATTCCAGTGCTGACCGACTGGGTAAGGCTTATCACCGCGCTCATTGGCTTAGCCTGCGCCTGTTACGGAGCCTATAGGCTGTTCAAATCCAAATGAAAAACACAAAAACAACTCTCGCCGGTGTTGGTGCAATCCTCGTCGCTGTTGGTGGGGCTCTCAAGGCCCTGTTCGACGGTGACCCGACAACCAACCTCGACCTGACTACCACTATCGCCGCGGTCACCGCTGGTATCGGCCTGATCTGGGCCAAGGATGCCAAGGAAGTTACCGAGCCGAAGCCGTGAATTGGATCTACCAGATCCTAAAAGCTCTGTTGGATTGGCTCCGCGAAACACCACCTACCGATGTGCAACATGGCAAAGCACCCGAGGCCCTCAAGAGCGATCTGGATGGCCGCATTGCTGACCTGCCTGGGCTGCCAGATGACCAGGGTGGTCCTGGTCCCTTCCGGTGATCCTGTGATGCTGGCCAAGCCTACAACGGCCAGCGTCTATGCTTTCGATGCCGATAAGAAGCTGGTCGGGCCTTCCCGGGTGACCCTCCCGGCCGGCTGGTACGTCCTACCCAAGAAATAAAACTATGGCCCAGCAAACGATCAACATCGGCACCATCGCCAACGACAACACCGGGGACACCCTCCGCGGTGCCGGCGAGAAGATTAACGACAATTTCGACGAGCTGTATGCCGCCCTGCCGTTGGTCACACCGACGACCTGGGTGCCGACCCTCATCGACTCCGGCGGTGGCCGCACCTTCAGCATCACCACCAACACCGCCCGACACACCACCATCGGATGTGTGACCACCTTCACCGCGGACGTCACCGTCAACTCGGTGACCGGATCCGCCACGGGCAACCTCCGGCTGTCGCTGCCCGACCCCGTCACCTACGAGGCCGCCGCCGCGGTGTGGCTGACCAATGCCACCAACCAATCCAAGACCGCCATCATCGCTCGCCTAATCGCCGGCACCAGCTACCTCGAGCTGTCGCACTTTGAGAACGGAGCCGCCGATAGCCTAGCCCCCCATCTCCAGGCCACCAGCCGGCTCATAGTCTCCGGCACTTACTTTACCGCCTGATGACCACCATCGGATCCAGTCTCCAGCAGGGCATGGCGGTGCTCCAGCAGATGCTGGGGGCGCCGATGTTCATCTGGCAGGGCACGTCGATCCGGTGCATCCCGGCAGCGGTCAACGACGCCAACGTGCCCATCTCCGGTGGGTTCCAGGACAACGTGACCTCGAGGATCCTGGTCATGTTCAGCGACTGGAAAACCTGCGACAGCACACTGGTCTCGATGGACTCGACGCTCTACACGCTCGACCAGGGGACCACATTCTCCAGGCTACTCAAGGAGGACGGCCAGTTCATCCTCCAGGAGAACAGCGACCGCATCGCCTTAACCTTCTGCAAGCCGAGGCCGGTGGTCGGCAGGACTCTAGTCTACCAAGG